TTCTGAATAGAAATCGACACGCCCAGCTGACTCATTAAATCGCGGTATTTATCTGCTACCTTCTTATTAGAGATGAAAACATCATCACCTAATAAGCGGTACTGAGTAAACCATCGTAATTGACCAGTGGTCAAGTACGCGGCGTACTGCACAGTTAAATGGTGCGTAAGGGTAAATGCAGCCCATGAGGAGTAAGCTCCCATAGGCTGTCCAACACTGTAGGAAAATAACTTATCTTGGAATGAGAATTGACGATCTCTCATCAATTCCACCCAAGCATTGTTATCGTTCCTGTCTCCATGGAAGATCTTTTCCATTATCACTTGTTGAAGTGTAAGTGGAAAACGATCCGTCGCTGAGGATAAATCCAGCGAAGCTAGATAGCTGCCGCCCTGCGAAAGGCGGGTAAGCTCTCTAATTCCTTTTTCCTGATCGAATGTGCAATCCTGAGAAATACTTCTAAGGATGCTCATCAAATGATCATGTACAGGTTTCAGAACAGTCTGCGAGTGTTGGTCTAATATACCAATAACGCGCGTTTTCCCTCCCCTAGTGGGGAAGGATGACAGTCTTGCATTATTAAAACCTTTGGTCTTAATAATGTCCTGCAATTCACGGACCTTATACTCAGGAGCTGAGTAAACGGCATTCGTGACAGCCACCAGGAAACTATTCTCTTTATCCCACTTTACGTAGGAATCAGAGGATATAGCTAAACCTAGTCTGTGGATACGATCTCTTGTTGGTTTATCCAACGAGAAGTAATCCGCATAGGCAGAATCATAAACCTTACCTGAAGGTCCTCTCTTAGAAGAGAGGTAAACCCCAGGTTGTGGTTTAAAAGGCTTGTCAAAGTTTTTCCTGAGCCATTTGGCTCTGTCGGAGTTCAAAAGCTTTGAGACGAAAATCTCAAAACCGAACCGGACATCGGAAGTACCTTTAACAGACGAACTAGAGGCTGTTATACCTTTAGTCATCTTTGGAACATCGTTCTTCATAAGACGCGAGTCTATGATTAAACGATCAACTGAGATGATGCTCAGAATAGTCTGAACATCGTTAGGTTGAAGATCCTTCGCTGCAACAGCTCTACATAGTAAAGCCAGTTGCTTAGGAAATCCATCCTTAGTCATCGACATCCATAGGCCTTCCGGTAAAGGAAGCCTCTCTTTGTAAAGAGTAAGATGTTCTACGAACATCTTAATGAATTTGATGCGACGGAGGCCTTGATTGGTCTCTGCATGCACCCAGTTAACGGAAGAATCAAGGTAATCACACCATTCCTGGTAGATTCCCTTGCCTTGAGTCAACTTTAATCTCTGAAAGAAAACGCTAAAAGCGAGTTTCTTCACTGCTTGAAGTTCTTTACTCTTAATCATACGATTAGGTTTAAAGGTTAGACTTACCCCAATATGGGTGTCCACTGCATTAAAGCGAGTGAACTTCATTT